GTATCTATTTTTTCAACTTTTATTCCCATATCAGCAAATATTTTAGTTGACATTACATTTGTTCTTCTATCTTCCAATGTTATTACATTTGGCGCCTTTCCTGTAAGAACATAATTTGATTTTCGTTCATTGTACTCATAAATATAAATCCATTCTTCAGTAAAATCATACATTACCTTTATTCTTCTATAAAGTTGCTTTTTATCTTCTTTTGGTTCATTCTCATACCAATCCTTTAATGGTTTAGATGACGTTATTATAATTGTATCTCCAATGAACCATTTATTAACAAATCTACTTTTTGCAGAACTCAACGTATGATTATCAATCTGTTTTAGAAATTCATGAAATTTATACGAATCATCACGTAAATCATCTAAAATTAAAACTTCTTCACCTTTATAATCCTGTATTGGATCATTTGCTGCTGAAGAAACACAATAATGTAATTTCTTTTTCTCGCAATATTTTTTTGCAAACGTTGTCTTGCCTTTGCCAGTAGCACCACCAAAGAACATTACCGTTATGTCTCGGTTTTTATTCATACACAACCGCTCCCTATAATATCGAAATGCTTTTTCAAACATTCTATCGTGTTTACAATATTGCATGCAGTCTACGTAATCAGATAAATTATATTCTTTAATTTCACCTTTATCTATTTTATCTATCACGAATTCTAAAGTTATTACATTATCTACTTTTTTATATTGTTCTAATTCCCCATTAGTAATAATAGATTCCCATAAATATTTCTTTTTTTCTGGATTATTCAAATGAACTAAATATTGTATCGCTCGTTTCATATTTTGTGCAGATTGAATTTTACCGTAATTAAATTTCTTCTTTATATTATCAAACGGCATCGGACTATTAAATTGTATTACAATATGAAAATGAACATTGCCTTCAGCAATAAACTCATCTTGAACAATATCGTTTTTATCTTCTTCATTTTCAATTTCTTCCTCTTCTTCGTCTTTATCTGCTTCATCATGCTCTATAGCCCAGTAAGTAAGACTTGCAGATCTTGACCAGTTCGACAGTATTTTTTCTATATCACTTAAAGTATATTCAAACCTACCCAGTTTAGTATCATTTATTGCAGAAACTCTAATAAATGCCGTTCTTAGACTTTTATTCCTTTTAACTCCATTTTGCTTCGTTTTAGCCAATAATATCACCTGAAAATAAAAAACAAACCTTATTAGTGCTTCCTACAGTATAAAGATTTATACAATTTATACATTTTGAAACTCCCTGGGAATGATAAAAGGGAGTTTTACCGATGTTGGTTTTAATAATATTTATACAATTTATACAATATATTATAACATGTTGTAAATAAACCCTTTGTATTTTTATAAGAAACGTTATTATGAAATTGCTAACAGGGGATTATAAATCCTTCTTTCTTAATATAAAAGATTTAAATTGTTTCTTTTGCCTAAAGCGATCAGGATAGCGGATATAACGGAACTGCTTTTTTAAAAACGATAGGGGGGGACATGTTTTCAATAGTCACGAATTATTTAATTCGTAAAGCCACACCAATCTATTATTTTTGTAATTTACTCCTGGAATAGCACGAACCACGTTACTCGAAACCAAACCCACAATAGACCGGCTCCCTTCCCTTCCTTCTAAGATTCTGTAAATTGCAGTATAATTCACATCTAAAAATTCAGCAATCTCATCAACAGATGACTTCGGATTATCTGTTAAATATTCAATTACAAGTTGTTCCAATTGGAAGCAACTCATTGTACTATATTTACTCATATTCAAATCACTTGATAAACCTAAAAAAATTCTTTCTATATATATATACTGTTTGACGGTTTAAAAGAAATATATAAAGCTTTCCCTACTTTTTTGCCATCGTACAATTCATTTTCTTATATTACTAAAAAGAAATTAAGAATCTCTTATTATTTGTCTTAACCTTCTTCTTTTTTCATAATCCTTCGATTGACTTTCTTGCTCTATTTCCAGTAACATATAATCACGTTTCATAGGATCTGAAAGCTCATACATTTTCAAGAACTTCTCTTTCTCGAAATTTTCAAGAAACAAGTTATGTGCTATTCTTCGTAACCGACCTTCAACTTCTAACTTCATTAAAATCAACTCTTTATAAATAATAATTATATAATTTTAAAATTCAACGTTTAAACTTTTTATAATAATTCATTTAGTCTATGACTTACTGTCCTGTGTGTTTCCAAACTCGACCTGTTACAATCTCTATATGCACAGACTTCATCAAATATTTACCAATGTTTCGATTTTTCGTTATCTAATAAGCCATTATACAATTGCGATAACCACTTTCTTAAAAACATTACCGCCAGATCACCGCTACATGAGACAGCTTTTTTCTATGAGAAACACATAGACAAACTGTAGAAATGTCAACGCTTATCGAATTTACTGTATCCGATAATCAGTTTAAGTTTTCTATATTTTTAGAAAAGAATAATACGAATTCTGCATTTCAGAGGTATGCGTTTCATTAACTTTTTAACACTGTTAGTCTACCCTAAACGCATTAATAAAAAGGAAAGTGTCTACCGATAGCGTTTTTCAAAAGCACTAAAACAGTATCAGTAGACGTTGTTATATGACTGAACGTTATTGACTAAATGTAAGTGAATGCTCGTTGCCGTTATACGTTCATGAACTTCCTGGGCAGATAGCTCGCTGATGCTCGCATGCCAGATAAGTCAGTCCATTCACAGGCAACTCCGCTTTACAAGAATACCCTATAAGATGACATAATTAAAAATTAAATCTCGTTTGCGAATCATCTATTGCTCTTTCATGCACCATAGATTCAGCTTCCTCTATATCTCCAGTATCTATTTTTTCAACTTTTATTCCCATATCAGCAAATATTTTAGTTGACATTACATTTGTTCTTCTATCTTCCAATGTTATTACATTTGGCGCCTTTCCTGTAAGAACATAATTTGA